AAAATAGTTAAGTATAAATCAATTAAATATGCGGAATTATTAAAAGCTTTTAATAACAAAATCAAAGACATTTTCGCTACTTATAAAAAAGGATCAGGAATACATTTCATTCTAGCAGGTGGTGGTGATAAAGATATAAATCATAAGCAAAAGCAAAAGGAAAATAGTCCTACTAGAAAGCTACGTGAATTCATTCCTAAATATAAGAAATCTAAGTATAATAAATCACCAAAAAGAACAAAATATAATACCAACACCACAAATAAATCTAATGGTAAAAAATCAATCACATATCATAGTATAAATTAAATCTGCAATAATGAATGATAATAGTATTCCAAATATTAATCTGGAGTTATTTTTTCGAATACCTTCAAACGCCTCTATTTTATTTTCATTTATTTTTTTAACAAGTTTTTGTGTTAGGTCATATTCCATATCTATTATATCACTAACATTGTCTGTAATTAACTTATGTAATTCCATTTGTTATTATTGTATCTACTATTCTAGGGATATTTTATTTCTATCCTTGATATTGGTTTAAAAAATATAAAAATAAGATAACAATAAGATAGTATTCCCAGAATGGAACTATTAGATTATATAAGCATAATTAATTTTAGTATATTTTATAATATACTAGGTTTGACAATCAATGAATTATATCAAATGGAACTAAAACGTGCCGATGAAAATAATCAATCTAAATTGAAAATTAAGAATGTATTTGAAGATATGGAAATAAGTATTGAAAAAAAGAAAGAATTATTAAATTTATTAAATGTTAATTCACTAGAACGTAGTTATATTCTTTATTTTATATTCAAAAAGCAAGGTACCTTTTATGTGTCAGTAGGTACAACGCACCTACCTGTTGGGCCGTCAATTGATTTAGATGATGAAGAACAGGAACCTTTTAATGCATATGAAGAATATTTATTCTGGAAGAATAATTTTGATAATGGTTTTGAATTTAATCTAGATGAAAATATTAATTCTAATCTGTCTATTATTCTAGATGATGAAACAGTTTATGATATACATCAAGCACATATAAATTTTATATCTTGGTTATATTATTCTGGATTATATGATTATCTAATTGAAAATCTAGATATTAAAAAACAAGTATTGGATGAAATGAACAAGTGCAAACTATTATTTGGAAATCTGTTTCTTCAATATATACTATTTTGTAATGAGTATGATGAAAATAATGAGTTATCATCAGATGATATAATTAGCGATATTAGTATTTCAGAATCTGATTATTCTGATAGCAATACTGAATGCAATACAGATAGCAATACAGACTGCAATACAGATAGCAATACAGATAGCAATACAGATAGCAATACAGATATAATTCAAAGAGAAGATGATGAAAACCAGAATAATGGTAAAGAGGTTGAAGAGGTTGAAGAAGATGAAGATGATGAAGATGATGAAGATGATGAAGATGATGAAGATGATGAAGATGATGAAGAAAATTGTGTTGGTTATAGTAGAATGATTGGTGATATTGATAAATATAGATTTCTATATAGTTTAACACAATCTACAAAGCATATTTGCAGTCGTATCTATAATAATGCTAAAACAATAATAAAAGAAGAATTTCAAAATATATTTCAATCACATCTTAGTTAATTTAGTTAATTTATTTAGTAAGACCACACACTTTTTTAATAGCATTAACAACATTAGTATTAGTGCTATAATCTGTATTGTCTACACGAAAAGCTTTTTCGCCACTAGTTATTTTTTTTTGATATGCTAGAATATTATCTAATTGTTCACTATCACATAAACCAAAATTAACAATATTATTGGCATACAAACTAGCACATTCATTTATATTTTTATAACTATTTTTATAACTATTTTTAGTTTCCCCATCAGGTAGACTAGATAAATAACTATCTACTGTAGAATATGCCGCCATAAACGGGTTTAATGTTTTATCACTATTATATCCACCAACCGCATATCCGTATTGCCCATCACTATTAAAAATTTGATACATATATGAATCATTTTCTAGGTCAATTTGTTTATCAAATGATACTGCAGGGCAATTTGGATTTTGTGCCATTTTAGTTGCTTCTGGATCATTAGAGTATCCATCATTTGCAAAATCTTCAAATTTTCGTTGAATTAAGTTTGCTCCATATGTACGGCAAAATCTATCTATATCTGTATATGTACGATTACCCATATAAATATGTTTTTCGTTATCTACTAATAAAATAATAGTAGGTACGGAGGTAATTTTGTTTTCATTTGCAGATTTTAAGTCGACATCACAATTAATTTCTTCATATGTACCACCATTAGGTAGATTGTTGATTATTTGTGTCCAAGTAGGCATAAAATCATTACAATATTTGCAACCAGGTTTATAAAACAATTGTATTTTAACGGCATTGTTTTTATTTAAATATGATGTTAAAAATTCATTATCTGAATTCGAATTTGCAAAAGCTTCAATATAACCTTCTTCTGTCGCTTTGTTAATTTTACTTTGGGTATTAGCGATTATTTTTTTTAGTTCTTGTTGAAATTGCACTTTATCATTAGCGTCTTTTATTTGGGATTGTTGTATTGTATTTTGGAGGGTGCGAAAATATCCGCTTTCTAGAAATTGTTTTACTAGAAGTGCTATAACTAAAAGTATAAATACTATTGCTAATTTGTGTACCATTGTTGTATGTATATGCCTTTTTAGTTGTTTATTTATATATTAGATTTTTATATATTAAATTTTTATATATTCTAGATATTGCAAATACACAAGTAGCTCATTAGTTTATAATAAAAGAATAAAATATTTTATTTAATTAGTCCGTTAACACAGGCAGGATAATGTCTAATAAATTACAGAATAATTCCAATGTCCCGAATAATTTTAGTGATTTTATAAATCATTTATTAACATTTAATAAACAAATGGAATTATTACATATACAATCCCCAGAAAGTAAAACTTTACCTTTTAGATTTAATATTAATTCAAAAGTAATAATTAAATTATGTGATTTAGTAATAAACATATTCCAGAATGAACCTAATATATTATATCTAGAAGCACCAATACATATATTCGGAGATATTCACGGACAATTTAGTGATTTAATTCACTTTCTAGAAATGACAGGTTTACCACCAATTAACAAATTTCTATTTATGGGTGATTATGTCGATCGGGGTAATAATAGTATTGAAGTATGTGTGTTATTATTTGCATTAAAAATAATGTTTCCGGATTGTATTCAAATTTTGCGTGGTAATCATGAATGTCCAGAAGTTAATAAGTTATATGGTTTATTAGGAGAATGTGAAACACGATTTGGAAAAGATGCAAAAATAGTATTTAATAAAATTAATCAAGTATTATGTTCATTACCATTATGTGCTATAATCAATCAAAAAATATTTTGTGTTCATGGTGGAATATCACCACTATTAAACAAGATTTCAGATATTCAATCAATAAATAGATTTTGTAAAATACCCGATAATGGTTTGCTATGTGATTTAATGTGGGCAGACCCTAGTAATTGTTCTGAAAAATGGGGTATTAATTCTAGGGGTGTAGCTTGTACTTATAATCCAGAAGCAATTGCAACATTCTTAAAAAATAATAAATTGCAATTATTATGTCGTGCTCATCAATTAGTATCAGAAGGATATAAATTTTTTGGCAATAATAAATTGGTTACTGTATTTAGTGCACCTAATTATTGTGGTAATTGTGGTAATGATGGTGCTGTAATGAAAATATCAGATAAATTGGAATGTTCTTTTATAATTATAAAACCTACAAATGAAATTGATAAAAATATTCAAAATAATAATTCTAATTCGCGGAGAAATAGAATTATTGATAAAATAGATTATTAAATTACTAAATTACTAAATATTATTCGAACATGTTAATCATATCACTTTACGCGACATCGTTAAAGAACTTATAATTGTTTCCAGTATCTTTTTTAATTTCTTCTGGTTTGGCTTTAATATCTACTTCTTCTAGTTCTAAATCAGATTGATTTTCGAACTCATCATCTAATTCATCTAGATTCAAATTAATTTCATCTATGGTACCAATTTCAATTTGAGGTATTTCTTTTTTTGTTTCTTGTTTAACAGATTCCGTATCAATATTTATATCTTCATTAGCATCAATAACAATATCATCATCTACTTTGCTAATATTACCACCACCATCCATTTCCTCAATTAAATCATTTATACTAGCAGATTGCTTTTCATCTTCCAATACTTTCTCTTCTTTTTCTTCACTTTCTTTATTTTTATTCTTACTAGATTCAACTTCTACTTCCTTTACCACAGGTTCCTTTACTACAGGTTCCTTTACCACAGGTTCCTTTACCACAGGTTCCTTTACCACAGGTTCCTTTACCACAGGTTCCTTTACCACAGGTTCCTTTACCACAGGTTCCTTTACCACAGGTTCCTTTACCACAGGTTCCTCTTTCTTTTTAGAGTCTTCTGGGTTTGATATAACCTCTTTAGTTATAGCATCTGTATCTTGAACTTCTTGTGCTTGTTCTACTATTTTTTCAATTACACTTTCTACTAATTCTTTCTTAATTGTTCCAGTGGTAGCAGTTTCTACAGGTCGAGAACTTAATTCTTCCCTAATTACTTTACGAATTAAATCTATATCAATTTCACCAGTATTACCTGATTTTTCTGTAGTTTTCAATTCTTTTTTAACAACACTTTCTAGCTTTTTCATATATTTCTTATTAATTGGTTCTTTAATATCTTCTTCTGCTTCTTCAATATCCTCATCGGGTTCATTTAGAAATTCCTTTAGAATATGTCGCACCGGTAGTTGTTTCCGGATAGTTTCTGCAATACATTCCGCAATCATAATTTCACTATCACGCATATTTTTCTGGAGTTCATATTTATTGACATTCTCACTGAATAAATAAGGGTCTTTCCAGAATTCACGTGCGCACTCAATATAACATAAATGGATAAAATGACCACCATTTGGAACCTTCAATGAAATTTTCTTATTTTTCTGGGCACTATGAACAATAGTTAATACTTTAATATGACTAACGTAGATAACTTTGAGTAGGTCTTCTATGTAATCACATTTGCTGACATTTATGATACGTTCATATTCTTTGTTAATTATATCTTGAGACCATTTGGGTATACGACTTAGAAGGTCTTGAAATACCATTAGGACTTTTTCAGGTGTATTGTCTTGGTTGCAAATGTCTTTGGCATCTAGATATATACTTTTAATACCTTGATAAATACAGGGTTTTAGAACACTAATTAATTGTTTGGTGTATTCTTCTTTAGCATCTACTAGAACAGTAATACTTCCTTCTTCCATTTTTTATTCTGGATGAACACAAAAATTAATACACTAAGTAATTATTATAATTTATTAACAATCTATAATTTTGAACTAAACGAAAAAACTAGCAAAAACTAACAAACTAATAGTAAAATTATTATAAAATCATTCTCATAATACTATACTTGATAATAATTATCGAAAATAATAAACTTTACACCTTATTTACGACGTTTAGAATTATTCTTACGACTTGTCTTATTCTTACGAGTATGACTCTTTTTACTATGTTTACTCTTACTATGGCGTCGATTAGAACGCTTACGTGAACCACCTTTTGCTAATCCATAATTTACAAAACCTAGATCCTGAACAGGAGATGCAGGACAATCACCATCCTTAGTACCATTAAGAGGAACCCATGCAGGCAGACCACCAATTTTGTCATTAAGGTCAAATGTATAAATTGCACCACCCTTTTGATTACTATTAGGTTTAAGGCTCTTTTTATTTAGTTTCTTAATTAGTTTAACCATTATGTTAATATTATTAGATAACTATGTATAATATACTTATAAATACATTAGATAAAAAATATCTTGGATAATATATTGGTTTGGAGAAAATTGATTTAGAATATTCAAATAATATTAATTAAAAATGGCAGATTTAACTAATAAAATAATTACTGATATTCTAGATAGAAAAATATTAGCTTTATTAAAAATTATACATACCCATTATCCAGATAAATTTACTAAACCAAATATTCAATTAGAATATAATTTTATTAAAAATAGTATCACAATTGCAACTAATGCAAGTAATACACCTAATGCCACAAAATATATAATTAAAAAAAAATATGCAAATACTAATGCAAAGACTGCTAATGCAAAGACTGCTAATGCAAAGACTGCTAATGCAAAGACTGCTAATGCAAAGACTGCTAATGCAAAGACTGCTAATGCAAAGACTGCTAATGCAAAGAAATCTAATATAAGTAAATTAAGTAATGTTGATAGGTGTTGTGCTAGAATATGGAATAATATATATGAAAGAAACACATTGAAAGAAGTTAGTGATATTGATGATAAATATAGAGTTAAAGATTTTGCAGATATTAAAATAAAGTCATTCAATAATCAGTATATAATAGGTTCCCAATGTAAAAGAAAAAAATCAAATGGTGAAAAATACTGTTTTCAACATAAAACACATTTGCCCCATGGGGATTATTTTGATATACCAACTAAAGAAATTTGTTTTCATTATCTAAAAGAATGCAATTACATTTAGACCATTACCATTTAAAAATACCATTTTTTAGACTAGTATCTTGGATAGTATTCTGGAAGCATCTGCTAGAATAAATAGTTAGAAAAATATATAATATTATTGTAGAACTAATAAAAATGGAAAAATTTACCAACGATATTTATGGTGTATTCGAACTAATTAATAACAATAAAGATGTTAAAACTATTATAAATATTACAATTCTATCAAAGCAATATCTGGCATATTATCTTTATAGAATATTGGTAAAATTTTATAATATATTTGAAATAGCAATTCCTTCTACAGATATTAAAAATTTATATAAATTATTACGTATTCCAGTAGAGCATGAAAGTTCTAAAAATTATCCATTAGCAGGTAAAATGACCAATGATGAACAATTACTAGATTTAATTATACTTACCCAAATTGATATGTTTAACAAAGTAGATAAATATATACAAAGTCTACCAAATCCAGATGCATATAATTCTATTTATGAATTTATTAAAACTAAGGAATTGCCTATAATTATTCAAGATTTAATAGACTTACAAAAATTAGTTCCTGGTTTATCAGTCTCTGCGATTAGACCAAATTATATTGATGACGAACAACTTATCTAAAATATTTTCTAATAAAATATTTTCTAACACTACTCTAGAATAACACAACCATTTAATTTTTTATTAAATCTTTATAAAAAAATGTCAGCTTTACTTTCTGGTATTTCTGCAGGTATTGCAAAACTTTCTACTCCATCTATGTACAAATCTAATTTCACAAATGTTGTTAGTACCAATACCAATGATATGACTGCCCAACAATGGATTGTTTTTATTATTGTCTTCGGTTTAATGTTATTTGTACTTATGTTTCTAGGTGCTAAATTATTTAATATTACTATACCTAAAATTATTCCATCAATTCGCAAAGTTTCTACATCAGAATTCTTTGGTTTATATGTAATCCTACATATTTTATTTTGTTAAATCTTTTTGCTAAATCTTTTTGCTAAATCTTTTTGCTAAATCTTTTTGCTAAATCTTTTTATTTTTGCTAGTTTAATTGTTATGTCTTCTAGAATAAAATATACTAAAAATATAATACAAACAACACTAAATAAACACTAGAATGAACATAAAAGAATTTAATATCTTATTATCAGAATTATCTGATATAGTGAAACCTTTAAACCAAATCTTATATGAAATTCTAATCCTAATCAGTTTTTATTTTCTATTTACAAATATCAAAAATAATCAAACAATTACAAATACGACTACCAATTCCACTACCAATTCCACTACCAATTCCACATCTATTAAAAATCATAAATCATTTATAATATTAATAGGAATATTAGCAGTTGCGATAGATTGGTTTATTTGGAATAATCTAATTCAAACAATATTCTTCCTAAGTATTCTAGCAATATATATTTATTATAACTTACAAAATATAACCATTATATCAACGTTTATTAACTTATCTAAAGATATTTATAATGCCAGTCCGATAATTCCTGAGCCAGAAAACAATATTAAACCTACACCAGAAATAGATACTATACCTGAAATATTTCGTAAGGGGTGTAGCCCCTTATGCCAAAGCCCTGTGGGCTTTCGTATTTCAAATCCCATCCCACAACCTTTTGATACAAATTCTACAGAAACAAAAGAAATACATGAAGTTTATAAATCAGATAAACCATATGTATCAATAACTGATACTAAATATGCTGAAATAATGCTTAATGACTTATATACAACACCACAATATAAAAATATTCAATCTGATGAAATAGATGCTACTCTAGATAACAATATTCATAGTAATGATATTACACAAATACAGAAATTACAAACTAACCAAGAATTATTAGATTCATTCAAAAATCCTAAAAAAATATTCCTGGATAATAAATGGCTTACTTCTCCTCGAACTTATAATGATAATTGTGTTGGCTGTTCGCATCCTAATGCAAATACCAATACCAATACCAATACCAACAATAAACCAATTAAAGGAAAAAATGCAATTTGTACAGTGGTGCCATTTGGTAGGCAATTAAGTGAATGCACAAATCAAGATAATACTATTACCAAACAACAATTAGATAGTATTAGTGATAATAAAGTAATACCTTTACAAGGATAGCAAAATACAAAATACAAAATACAAAATACAAAATACAAAATACAAAATACAAAATACAAAATACAATAAAAAATTGGAAAAATACCCGATTTATTATCTTATCTTTATTGACTAGATAATAAATACAAATTACAACCACATTGTTCCGTATTATTTTTAATTTTACAATTTATATCCTAGAATAATATCTAGGAACACATTGCGAATCTATTTAAAATTAAATCATAATTCAATACTATTTTTAGAAAACATTTGCCTTTCAAGCTAACAACATATAAAAACTAATCAACCATTCATTAGAACAATTTTAGTTTTATTATAGATTATTAAATGTAGTCTAGAATAACATTAAAGAGCTTGGTGCCAATTTATAGTATTCCACCACATATCCTTACAAATTTATTATAGTAATTACTTTTAAGGGTAATACTAGAGTATAAATAATTCGGATGGGTACATCTTATATTACATCATTCATAATATAATTGCATTTGTTAGTATTATTTGTTTCTAGACAATGGAATATCTATACTACCAACAATTAAAATTATATAGAAAATCAATTTTCAATTTTTGTTAATTTTCTGCTTTATTACTTATTTACTTACTTATTTAATTTACTTACTAACTATCAATGTTATCCTTTTGGAGAAAGCGCGTCACGCTTTCGGTAAAAGGATAACTCACATTCTTAGATTAAAATATCATTAAATAATAACATAATACTCGAAAACATTATACCCATATCTAGATATGATTACACAACTTAATAACATACTATTAGTAATTCTAGTTATTTTAGTTATATTTTGTATCTGTTTTTACATATACACTGATATGAATATATCTAATATATCTAATATCATTTACCACGAGCGTTTTGATAACATAGTTGATAATAAAGCACTAATGCTAGAATTAATGTCAACAGCAAAAGAAAATGCAGAAAAAATATTAAAGGAAAAATTTGCGGTAGATAATCGTTTAATATTACAAAATGATGCTGAACAATATTATAATAATATAAATGCTATGCAATATTGGTTAGATAATACATATAGTGGTGAATATGGTATTTTGGCAAAAATGCAAGCTGAATTAAAAATTGCATCGGAAACACGAAATATTAATAAACAAGCTATCCTAGAATTACTTACCAATATTTATGTGATTAATTATATTAATTTTATTAATAAACAAAATGCAGAGAGTTATAAAATGTTTTTGAAATATGAAGACCCAAAAAATAACAAATACTATAACCAATATCTAGCATAACCAATATCTAGCGTAATCATATATCGCGTTCTTCTGGTTTTTTATAAGGATATTTTAAAATTTCAAATACTTCTTCTTCCGTTTTGCAAGGTATTAATACATTATCTGACAAACGTTTTAATCCATATTCACTTAAGCTATATCCCTTACTTAGCGCATGAGTTCGCATTTGTGTATTAAATGTTTTACTACCAGTAAAATATAATACGGCTGTACCATAACTATCGAATGGAATAAAGCGAATATCAATTCTTCTAGCAGTATTTGCTTTTTTACCACCTTGTTTAATTATACAAAAACCCATATATTTTGACCTACCAAAATCAGTTAAATGATCCACTAGAAAATCCAAATTTGTCAATAATTCAACAAATTTAGCCAATATATTTACAGGATTAGTATCTAAATCTTCCATTGTCTTTATATCTCGATGTGTAATTAAACAATCGATATCGCCTGATTTTGGCCGACCACGACGATATGAACCACATAATGTAATTATTATATCTTTATTCATATGTTTTGCAGCTGCCTTTAAAATACGTTCACCCTTTTGTACTTCTTCTCTCGGTATTTTTTGACTCATATCGTGAAAATACTTCACTCCCAATAACTGATGACTATTCAACTTATACAAATACTTAGTCTCATTATTTAATTTTGTATTTAATATTCCCATCTGAATTGAACGTTGCTTATCCTCATGTAATGATTCCCATTGATGTTTACTATATCCAGATGGTATTGGTAATTTTGATATCATTAATATAGCATTATCTGGCTTCTTTTTAATCCATTCTGACCAATCTTCTAGCAATTTTTCTAATGTTAAACCACTGTCTACTAATTTTTCAGCATTTTTTGGTCCAACACCATAAATATATCGCATATCAAAAATAGCACCTCCTCTAGAATCAGTAGGACGTGTTTCCTCAGCTAATATCTTTGGTTGGGCTTCAATTTTGGCTGTATCTATTACTTTATCAATTTTCTTATCAATTGCTTTATCAATGGCTTTATCAATTGCAATTGCTTTACCAATTTTTTTCTTTTCAATTGCTGGCTTAGCAATCGGCTTTTCTTGATGTTCATCATTATCATTCTCATTATCATTATCATCAACTGCACTATTCATACTATTAAACAGACTAGCACTATCAGCTTCAGTTTTTTTCAATAGTTTTTCTAGATTTTGTATTTCTGTCTTAGTATCTTCAACATCTTTAATCTCACCTGTTTCAAATAACTCTACTAAATTCTGTTCTAGGCTTTTAGTTAATTTTAATAACTGAATATCATCTTTAGTCTTAATTTCAACTTTTTTTTTTATACAATCTTTCAATAAATTTATCCAAATCTTATAATATTTTAATTTGAAGCTAATCGGTGATGCCTCTTTATTACGTTCCAACTGAATTAATAATGATAATTGCTTACCACGTAATTGCATTAATTCTTCAATATTACTAATTGCATTTTCAAACAGTTTTTTCATTTTGTTTTAAATATTATTCTGTTTTATTCTAGAGTATCTAGAATATATATATTTTTATATTTCAATTTTTATTCAAAAAAAAATTAGAAAATTAGTAAATTAGAAAATATTACAAATTTAGAATTTCAGTTCATTAATCGAAACACCATCCCACGATTCATAATTATTGTCATCAATAACATATTTAACACTTTCAAATAAAGTAGTATTATAAACATCCATAAAGATGTCATAAATTTCATGAATAGGTAGCATAATAATATAACCTATATATAAATTATTATCAACTACTTTACTATCGGTATTACTATTGGTATTGGTATTGGTATTGGTATTGGTATTGGTATTGGTATTGGTATTGGTATTGGTATTACTATCAATTTTAATAATCATTTCTCTAAAATTATATAGTTCATAATTATTATTAATTAAACCGTTATAAAATTCATTCCTATTATTTACTGCAAATACTTTATTACCATTTTCAATATTACCATCATCAATATTACTTTGACCACTATTACTTTGACCACTATTACTATCACCAATATTATTAATATTACCATTATCTATAGTAATGGGTTTGGTGCTAATTGCGACTACAATAAAATCCCGGGTTTTATAGTGTTCAGGACTAATCTTATTTAAATGATTCATACATCTTACAATTATATTTGCCATATTAAATTTAATTTTACCATTCATAAATTGATAATCATAAAACTTAAGTTTAATTACCATATACATATCATTTGTTTTGAACATTCGATTATTATTATTTTCAACATTATTACCGTGTAATTCATACTTGGTACGTCTCATACTCATTGGATGTTTTAAAACTACGCGAATTAGTACCCAACAATCAGTATTATGTACCATATTAGAAGAAATATCTTCATTCTTAGATAATACCTCCAGAATACTTTGATAATACAATTCTTTCGGTTGCTCTTTTACACCTAAACCTATATTACTACACTTATCAATATTAGTTATCTGATTGGTTATCTGATTGGTTATCGGTTTAGATATCACTTCAGTATGAATTTGTTTATTATAATAATTAATAATTTGATTAACTAAATATCCAAGCATTACTGTTATTACCGTTATTACCGTTATTGCTATAAATTCATAATAATCATAATAATCATAATAATCATAATAATTATTATAATGAATAAGATTCTGACAAATATTAATTACATTTGATATATCATATGGAATGACCTCTAAAACGGATGTCATTTTTAATTCTTTGATTATAGATAATTCTTATCATATATTAAATTTCAATTTTCAATTTTTTATAACACAATTACAAAATAGAATAAAAATAGAATAAAATATTAGTATATTATAAAATGTCTACTTCATTACAAGCACAATATAATACTAACACCCAACTATGGGTTCCACCTGTATTCCCCAATTTTTTCCTTTATAATGGTCCTGCTATTAATTGGGTTGCAAATCCGTTAAAATACGGTTTAATATTATCATTGATTACATTTACTATATTATTTGGTATATATATGGTTGTATATGGTCAAAAAGAAAAACTTAATAACAAAGTCTTAGGTTTTAGTGTTTGTGCATTTCTATTTATATATTTCTTCAGTTGGTTTCGACAATATAGATATAACAATACTTATTTAGAACTCTCAACTACAGTATCAGAAAATTTAATGTATTCAGATATAATTGGTGGAACAACAAATTTTAGTAGACGTCGCCTACTCTAGGAAAGCTACCTAATTACATAATTACCTAATTACCTAATAATAGACGTGTAATCTATTAGCACATCGTGTAATTGCAGTATATAACAATTTATATTTTTCCGTATCTTTTTTATTTGCCAGTAAATTATTATATTCGACATATACATCATCATAAGTACTACCTTGCGATTTATGCACTGTCAATGCATATCCATAATCTACATCCAAATATGCACTAGTAATCACATGATTTAAATAATGTCCTAACATTTGACTCATCGTAATATATTTTTGTGTTCCTGGATTACTAACCTCATCTTCATTCAAACTCTTATTAATAGCTTTTAATTCGTGTTCATCCTGCTTTGTTAATATCATCTTAACTTCATAACTACCTCGAACAATATTCTTAATAGTATTAATATTTTCTACATTATTTTTAACATTCATATCTAGAATAGGTATTCCATTTGTGATAAATTTGGATGATGTCGTAAATATAGCTAAATCTGTCAAATACATATCCAAATGCAAACTTTCAGTTGCATTATTCATATCTGCAACATAACACGATTGTGCCATATGGGTTTGAAACTTCTTTATAAAGAATAAACATTTCTTACACATTACATTATCATTAGGACACCCAAACAATAAAGTACTTACTGTACGATGCCATTTCTTATATTTCTGTTCCCTAATATCTCCAGATTCATCTTTCTTAATATCTAGTAAATCAAATCCATTACAAATCTTATTATATTTCTTAGACACTTCATCATTGAATTCATATAAACCTAATCCAACAACCGCATTCGCACTATGATATTTATAAAATATTAACCGATGCCGTGCCAATTCTTTTTCCTCTTCTAGAATACGTTGCCTTTCTATCTCATCTGGAGTAGCACTATTTATATTTGCAGTATTATCTACAACACCAAAATATTCTAACAATGATTTCTTACTATTCGTTTTACTATTCGAAGGGGCTACTCCCCTTACACCAAAGCCTGGAAGGGCTTTCGTCTTATTACTATTCTTATTCTGGGGTATGGTAATATTATCATCGCCTAGAATACTTTCCAAATTAATATCATTACAAGTATTACCACTTGCAATAGGTTCATTCATCATCATACCTAATTCACACCATTCCTTAAAAGATAACGGATTATATTGCGTTTTTTTCAAGTTAGCAACATAAACAATACTGCTAGAATAAATTCGATTACCATATTTATAATAAGGTGCTTTTACTAACAACTTATCACCGTGCACTAAGAAATGGTCATTAATATCTTCAACATCTTCATATTTATTAGTATCTATACCGGCACTTGTATTACATACATTATCCAGAAATAATTTCAAACGGATTTTCTTATTCAACTCACCACAACACTTATTAGTCCATGCCAATGCCATAGTATCATTAACTGGCTGACTTAAACAAACACTAGTTTCATTACTAGCATTCCGCATAAAAGTATCAATTTCTGTTTGTTTTTTCTTAATATCGGCAACATATACATCTAACCATTTATCCATTTTCTTCTGATAGAAAATCATATCTGTAATCTTATGTCTCACCAGATTAAAATCTGGAACAACATCATAAATCTTATCACGCAATTTATTTGCTATTTCAGTAATATTATTCTTACACCGTTCTACTTTCGTAAGCCGGATAATCTCTATATTCACACCAGCCTCCATATTGAAAACAGGAGACAATATCTCATTCACCGGCGGTAATTGACAATAATCGCCTATATATATAGTAGGACATCGAATAATACCTAGTAATTTAGTGGTGTTCGTATCTAGCATACTACATTCATCAATAATAATGATTGTGTTATCATAATTGGGTTTCTTATATTTTTCTGCAATTTTCTTGTCATTACCTTTGGTGAATTCTTCCTCACCCATTTCATTAATTACACGGCTGATACTTAATACTTGGGAAACCGTTAGGAAATCTATTTTCCGATTAACAACTTCATTGAGTATATAACGATTTACGTGGATATCATCAGATAAATTGTTTAAATATATATTGTATTTGGATATTAAAACATCTTTGGCTTTGTTTGTAGGTGCCGAAATTATAAAATGATTAATACAAGTTAAGTCTTCTAATTTATTGGTATTGACGGCATTTTTTACTACTTCATAATTATCAATTATCTGTTTGGCTACATAAGTAATAATACTTGCAATTAGAATTGTGGTCTTGCCTGTTCCTGCACTTCCATTAATTAATACTTTTGAAAACGGTATATGGTTTTCTATGAATGTTTCCAATTTAGCAATACATTCTTTTTGCTCATCATTGGGTATAAGCACGGCCATTATTACTATTGGCTTTTTTGAAACGAATATTTTCTATTTTTATGACTATTATTTTATGGGTGAAGATAATAGAAAAAGGAATTTCAATTTTATTCTAGATTTTAGAAAACAATCCTTACGATTTCTACCTGCTGGGGAAAAATTTATAAAAAAGACAAATAAAAAAAAACAAATCAAAATTAATAAATAATAACTAAAGCTTACAATAACACATCACTATATTTAACGATATCTATACGTTTTTCATCATATTGTATTCTAGGGTCAGTCATTTCCTTAATTTGTTCATTAAGTTTATCTAGAAACAATGATCCATATAATAAAGTTCTATTTTTTTCATAAACAGTATCCATATCTATCCCATCTACAATACGATTGGGAACAGTAATATCCGCAAAATTACTTTTTATTTTAACAGTATTATTTCTTAGTATATCTAGAATTATTATACTTACTATTAAAATTATAGCAATACCTGTCAATATACGTATATAACTAATATTTTTCATAATCTTTCATAATCTATCATAATCTAATATTTTATTCTAGCATCTCCTAGAATACACTACCTATAAAATTATTACTTGAAATTATTACTTGAAATAATTACTTAACGTGTGGTTTTGATGAAAATAATGCACCACGAATGAAATAAAACATAAATAAACAGAATACTATTGTAAATAATACTGTTCCTCCTGCAAATGCTAACGCTAATAATATTCCCAATGCAAACATAGGAATACCAATATACTGAACTACAAATGGTATTAATGTACCATAAAACCACCAAGCAAATCTTAACAATAGGAATATAGGACCTTTCCCTATCCATTCCAACACTGTAGTCATTGCGGTTAATACTTGACCCATTTTATTTTTATTGCAATATGTAAAAACTAATAATTAAATATTAATAAGAAGTACCTATTGGTTCAGTTATTATTATATAGTAATAAAGTTATTTATCAACGCAAATACTATTTATAAAAATAAACAAAAAAATAAACAAAAAAATAAACAAAAAAATAAACAAAAAAATAAACACAAAAATAAAAATATTCTATTGTCTAGATAGCATTGGGTGTATAATTGGGTTGAGTTTCACCAAAAGTACGTTTGCTCATATCATCCGGATAAGCAAATACACTTGCAGGACCATTAAATGCCTCATCAAACATAGCAGGTTTGCTACGGGTAGCTACTGTCCAATCACCACCACGTTGTGTTCCATTATGGGAACGTTGCTTGCGACTCCGTGTTTTACGTTGTTGTTTATTACTATTTTTCTTTTTCATACCATTAACCCGCTTACGAGAACCACCCTTAACCGCACCAAAACCACATACTGCTTGGTCAGGAGCACCAAACTTAAGTTGACCATTTACTATGGCAGGAGGACAACAATCATCATATGCTTTATATACAGGCATTCCACCAATAAATTCACCAGGGTCGGTAGAAAAACCACCACCTTTTGTTGGGCCAACATTTTGTTCGGGTGGACTGTAAATATTTGCTACAACTTGAGGATTTTGTTGAATGATTGGTAATTGATTCGGAATAGGTTTCCCTACATTGTATTGAGGGTTAATCATCTTTTTGCTTTGTTTTGTTGAATATTTCATGGGAGCGTAGAAGGGGGGTGTAGTAATATTATTACTACCACCACCCATATTTTTTTTATTATTAAACATGTTTAGAATAGGGCCTTCCTGATTTAGAGCACCTTCATCAGAGTTATTAGGGTCTGGACCATTATTACCAGTTGTTGATGTAGCACTAACAGTATTTGGTTCATTACCTAAACCTTCATTATGACTATTATCACTATTATCACTATTATCAGGTTGATTACCACCACCACCTTTCATTGCGCCATCTAGAGTTTTGCTTACTCCGTCTAGATATTGTTTGAAGGTTTCGGGTTTGCCGTTGCGAGTACCTACACCTTCATCACCACAACGACTAGCACCACCTTGTAGAATAGTAGAACCTAGGGGTACTGGACCACCATAAGCCATAAATTTATTATCTAAGTCTAATGATGCTTGGGGATTAATGTTATGAAGGTTGGCTAAACCATTGCTTTGTAGTACACTAGTACCTGTTGCGGTATCTAGAACACATGCATTAGATACACCACCGCGTTGAACTTTAGTTTTGCGAGAATGTTTACGTCCGCGCGATTTAGATTTACTTTTACGCATTGATTGTTTAGGCATTTTATAATAAATTATAATAAATTATAATAAATTAAATTAACTTGGTTATATAATTATTAATTTATAATAATATATTAATTCTAGGATATTCTAGGATATAACTGATATAAACGATATAAAGAAAATAGTTAGTTATTTAAACTAATATTCTAGAATGACTGATACATTAACAACTCAAATAACACAATCATCATTAAATCATATATTACCACCACCAGAAATTCGCATTGGTGTTGGTGGTAATGTTGATGCAGGTAAATCTAGTTGGGTTGGTGTTATAACTAAAAATATATTAGATAATGGACGGGGGTATGCACGGTCATTTGTATTAAAACATAAACACGAACAAGAAACAGGACGTACTTCTGCAGTATCTCAACAATATATCCGTTTGCCTGATAAAGTAATTGAATTTAATGATTTAGCCGGCCATGAAAAATATTACAAATGTACGGCAAAAGAATTAAGTAATAGTTTTCTAGATTATGTAGCCATTATAATTAATTCAGGTTCTGGAGTACAAATGATGACTCGAGAACATATGGCGCTGGCCTATAGTCTACGTATGCCAATGTTTGTTATTTATACGAAGATAGATAGTAGTCCTAAGAATATCTATGATATGAATCTAGAATATATCAAATCTTATTATGAGAAAAAAATGAACCTAGAAACAGTAGTAATTACTTCTTCCAATGATTTAACTAATTTACTAGAAAAATATAAATTTATTAAAGGTTGTAATATTGTTCCGGTATTTCCAGTAAGTAATGTTTCAGGTGCAGGTATTGATATTGTCCGTGAATTTCTTAACACACTGAAAAAAAATAGTGATTATGATACATTTGTAGATAAAGACGTAAATTTCCAGGTAAGTCGTACATATCACGTCCAAGGTATTGGATTAGTTATTAGTGGTATAATGAAAAGCGGTACTGTTCGCAAAGGTGATGTGTTATATTTAGGTCCAAATGCTAATGGATATCTACGTGATAATGATAGTAATACTATTACTGCTACACCTATTGATTATGGTACAGCAGGATATACACCTATTAATAATTTTTATAAAATTGTAGTTAAAGGGATTCATAATAATTTTCAGGAAAATGTGGATTTCCTAAGTGCTGGTTATTCTGGATGCTTTAATATTAAACCTGCAGGACGTACTATTTTAAAAAGAGGTATGATACGTCAAGGAATGCGGATATTAAGTAATGTGCAAAGTGTATATCAATTTCAAGCTAAGATTAAAATTTATAATTCTAGCTCAACTATTACTAGTAAATATCAACCGGTATTACATTGTGGTGGTATATCACAAGCCGTGCAAATTGTTAAAATGGATAAGGAATATTTACGGAGTTTTGATGAAGCAATTATAACATTTAAATTTTTATTCCGTCCAGAATACTTAGAAGTTGGTAATATGTTTATTATGCGGGAAGGTAATCTAAAAGCATTAGGAAAAGTATTGAAAATTGATAGTTGAAAATTGATAGTTGAAAATTGATAGTTATATTTATTCTAGTGTAGTTTCATTAAACACATCCTCGACATAATCAACATTTGATTCATCTATTGTTATATCTATTCCTGCTAATACACCTGGAACACCTGGTATATCTGGTATATCCTGCATTTCCGAACTAAAATTTATAGTTCTACTATTCCAAGATGCATTTAACGATATATTCCCAGAACCTCTTCTAGAATGCAATCTACTTACTGGTACACTCAATGCACCACTACCACCTGCAGAAATATTACTATTACTAATATGTTTTTTTATTCTAGCATCAATTCGATTAAAACTTAGATTTTGTGTATTATGATAGCTATAACCAATTCCTTGCGTTTTACAATCTTTTCCTATTTGCAAACCTTTACTAACTTTACTATAACATATCCAAAAATTCGTAAATAATGCAGTTATTGTCTTATAACTCGCATATCGAAAATAAATTATTACAATCCACGAATATAGGTTATTCATTATGCAAATCCATTTTGTAATTAAGTAAAATTTATAGTATCGTGTATTGTACCATTCTAGAAGATGGAATATTTCTGGATAATCGGATTTATATTTAGTTAGATGAACACTACTATATTTACGACTATAATCAAATGTTCTAATTAACCATAATTCTCTAAATAACTCAAATATCATCACCAATATAAAACAAATCCAACTTACACAATTGACTATTATTAATCCTGATATATACCATTCTAATTTTGGTATATCTAGAATACTATCATAAGAATATTCTATAGTTTGAGGAATAAACCATATTGCCAAATTAGATATTGTTATACCAATAAATTCTGTTATTATACTGGTGCACAATGTTATATTTTGTTGTATATTTTGTTTAGTAGTTTGCTGATTGTAGAAGTATTTTATTCTAGCAAAACATTTATTTATCATTTTATGGAAACATTAGAAAAATACTAGAATGCTAGAATGCTATAATTATAAAATTTAATAAGTTAATGTTTTGGACTTATAATCGTAGAAAAAATATTACAATTTAATAATAAAACACAAATAGTTGTTGGTAAATAAATTGACTGCTAGAATGAAAACACTAAAACAAAAACAACAAAAACAACAACAACACAAATCGAAAACCACTACAAAACATACATTAAACAAACAACACATTAAAAAAAGTAATTTAAATATTGATATTACCAGTTCTAATGAAATAGACCATACACAAGACTATAGTATTATTCCTATATTAGAAACAGCATTAGTAAAACGCGCATTATTTTCAATAATTAATAAATATATTACAGTAGATAAGAAATATAAATCAATTCTAGAACATATTGAGGACAATGCAAAATCTAAAAATGTTAATGTTGCCAGTTTAACTATTGAAGATACCAATTCCAAAATCCATCAATTATTCATTATCATCATAAAAAATCAATCATTCAATAAAACAGATAATAGTGAATTACTAGAAAGTTTGCGTGTGGCAGGCAATACTATTTATAATGTTGTAAAATCCAATAGTATCCAATCATTTAATTTAGTAAATACTATAAAAAATACAACAAAAGATACAAAAGATACAAAAGATTCAAAATATTTGGAAACTATTCTAGAGGGTATATTACTTTCTTCTTATCGTTTCAATAAATATAAAACTGACCAAGCACTTAATAAACTCAAAATCAAATTTTATCTCAAATCAATACATTTAGTTATTCCAGAATACAAACCTCATTTCCATAAGCAGATTACTAAGTTATCCAATATAGTTAAAAGTGTTTTCATTGCCCGTGATTTAATCAATGAACCCGCAAATTCTGCAAAAGCTACACGATTTATTAGCACAATAAAACAATTCATCTCCCAGAATAAACTACCTATCATTCTAGAAGTATTAGAAAAACCACAATTAGAAAAATTAAATATGGGTCTTATATTAGGTGTTGGTAAAGGCAGTTCACCTGAAAACGCACCCAAAGTTCTAATGATGCATTACACTGGTTCTGAGTGTAGCGAAAGTAAATATGACCCCGCATATGTTTTACTAGGTAAAGGTATTACTTTTGACACTGGTGGATTAAATTTGAAATCAGGTAAAAGTATGATTGAAATGAAAACCGATTTATCTGGTGCCAGTACTGTATGCGCTTTCTTATTAGGATATGCAATGAATGCAGGGGAAAAATGTATTACTTGCATATGTCCTTTTGCAGAAAATAGTATTGGTCCTGATGCTACCAAACCTAGTGATGTTTTAAGTGCGTATGATGGTAAAACAGTGGAAATTACTAATACTGATGCAGAAGGTCGATTAGTTCTTGCAGATTGTTTAGCCTATGCTGTAGATAAATATCCTAATGCAGTTATAATTGATTTTGCAACACTAACTGGGCAACAGGAAGCAGTTTCAAGTAAGATGTTTAGTAATATTCTGGCTGTTAATAGTGATAGAGAAGTTAAGGATATGATTGAATCCGGTAAGGAAATAAATGAATTAGTGGTACCTTTACCGATGATGGAAAATCAGAAAAATAAGTTGGAAAGTTATGTTGCAGATATTAAAAATGTTAGTTTTGCAAGTAGTGCCGATATTATAATGTCTAGTTTATTTATGAGACAATTTGTGAGAAAAAATACTAAATGGATACATATTGATATTGCAGGTCCAAGTTATAAAGTAGATGATGTAATTAAATATGCATCTCCAGAAGCCAGTGGTATCGGTGTTAGATTGTTATTTAGTTATTTTGCTAAATAAATATTTTTAGAAGAAAAAGTTTTTTTCATCAAAAATTGAAAATAAAAAAAACCGATTGTATCGATGTTTCCCCTTAAAAGGAAACAACCTATTAAATTAAATAATAGGACGGAATTATTTTTTATTTAATTTAATTGCACACATTGTGCTTATCGATTAAATAAAATCGGTTTTATTTCCTAGATATACATCCAGAAAATAAGAATAACTATTAGATTATTATATTTCAATTTTTATTTAGTTTTGTTTTATTTTATCTGTTTTTATTTTATATTCCTGCTATTTTTTTTCTATAGTTATCTTAATAAGACTTTCAATATTATTTAATAAATAATAGTTATTAAATGAATAAAAAAACTATAAGTATCATTATCGCGGTAGTAATAGTAATTATTCTAGTTGTAATATGTTATACTGTATGGAAAAAAGATAAAAAAGAAGATAAATTTGATGATACATTAAGACCACCTTTAAATTCAATCACAGGTAAATATATTAGGATTTATAGTAATAAAAATTCAGTACAGCCATTAGGTTTTGCAGGTGTATTTATATATGATAATCAAGGAAATAATATTATTACAGATGATGAAGGTATTGGTAGTGTTGAATTATCATCAACATATAGTGATAGTATTTCACCTGCTAGCAATGCTATTAAAATATCTAGAAATTCTACACGAAATATTTATGATAATATTTTAAATAATACTCGACCTCCTGCGCCATTTGCACCATCAGATAATAATAATTGGCAAATTTGGAATCAAAGTAATAATTATATTGCAAATTCTAGTGAAAACCAATCTGCATATTGGCAATATACTTTTAAATCTAATAAAAATATATCTGCTGTTGAAATATTTCCACGCATAGAGTGCTGTCCAGAAAGAAATCAAAATCTTACTGTTGTAATATATGATGAATCACAACCTCCACCCCCATTATCAAATGACACAGGCACAACATTTGATACTAATTCATTAGAAACATATCGTTATAAAACTGTCAGTTCTGATAATGACAATTCTGCATTTGCAAATTTTAGTCTAAGCGCACCAACTACTACTATGATGGAACCCACTACTACTATGATGGCACCCACTACTACTATGATGGCACCCACTACTACTATGAT